ACCGACACCGTGACCGCCGTAGCGGCGGAGCAGAACGCCCGCAGCGCGGAGCCGGCGGGAATGACCTGACCGGCCAATTCTGGACTCACGTAGGATTGCCCAGCTGCGATGGATTGGGCGGAAATCAAGGTGGTAGACGCTCCGAGTGCTCCACCGGTCGTGATGCCGGCAGTAATGGTGACCGCACTCACAGAGGTGTTGGTGAACACCGCCCGGCCAATCTTGGCCGTCGTCTGTGTGGGCGCAGTATAGATCGTTGCATCCGTATTTGCGAGTTGCTCGGGAGCAACCAGTTGAACGATAGCGACGGTAGTCATAGCGCCTCAGCTGAAGAGAGGAATGTAGTAGGTTGTGCCATCGGCAATGATGGGAAGCCACTTCTGGGGAGAGCCACTGGCGGCACCGGGCTTATTGGTGGCAGCAAAGCTTGCCGTCTGAGCGCCCGTTGTACCTGAGGTGTTGATCGTGATTGCAGCCGTACCGGCCGCGGTCCCCGTGAGTTGCAACCCTTGGCCGCTGGATGGGGCGGGAATGATCATTCCGAGAAAATTACCCGAGCTGTCTCGAGCGAGAATCAGACCATCATTCTGACGTACACCCGCATCAGTGGCCGTACTCAATGCCAGTGCACCGCCGCCACTGCCGACACGTATTGTCCAGCAGCGGGCACCAGAAGTGTTTGCGGTGTTACTCCAGGCCTGTAATGGATTGCCTGCTGTGCTATTGGTGAGAAACACCGCCAGGGACGCCCCGGGATTCCACGTATGCGTTCCGGTCCACGTTGGCGCGATCGATTGATCGATGGGCGGTGAGGCATCGGAGCGCATGGCCGTATTGGCCGTTCCGTTCACGACAGTCAGCGCTACTTTTGCCGTGGGATTGGCGAATCCACCAAAGCCACCCGGTAACTCAGCGCTGGTGAGCGGCAGCGGATCGGCCGCAAGGGCTAGCAGTAACCTGGCGCTGTCGATCGGAGGATCTGGCAGCAGATTGTCGGTCGCGAGTAGCGTTGCTACATTGACCGGCGAGCGCAACGCGGCGGCATCGGTATTGCTGACGTCAACATCAGTGCTTTCAATATCAAGGATCGCAGCCGCAGGAATGCCGTTACCGGTGCTCAATGTTTGTAGGCACAGGTTATAGAGTAGCAACCACCAGTTCTTGTCGATGGTCACCGTGCCATCGGCGTTCACCTTGCCAAAGGGCTCGGTGGGCGGCAGGATCTGTCCTGGCAAAAGGCTCATGTGTCACTGTCCCCGATCAACGTAGCGCCCACGAGGTCCCGGTTACAGGGAGCGATGACATCGAGCTGGGGGATAACATCCCGGCTCCAGCCCAACTTGCGGTACATGGTGCGGTTGCGGGTCTGGCCGATAGCCCCCATGGGAGCCTGATTGCCGACCGGACCTGGTGAATAGACGGATCCGAGCGAGGCTCCGCCATCGCGGGAGTAGGTCAGGTAAGCCTGTGGGTTCGCTCCCAGGCCTGATGCCTGCCCCTGCCCCGGCGCGAAGTCCAGCTGCAACGATTGGACGAAAACGCGACCGCGGGTCTCCTTGTCCCAGATATGCGGGGCCCGGCGCCGGGCCAGCAAGGGCCAGCCGGCATCGTTTTGCACCGCGCGCGTGAGCTGGTAGATCGCCCCATTCTGATAGTCCCCCACGATCCGCGCGCCCGCGAACTCGAGATAGCAATTGGAGCGGTGACGGTGCCAAGCGGCGGCATACGGGTCATAGGACAACCGGCGCGTCCAGGCGAGCTCCGGCGGCATGGAGGCGTCATACACCCAGGTGCGATCCGCTGTCGGAAAGGTGAGCACGTAGAATTCATGCGTGTCGTCCTGATAGGTGTAGCCGATCGCATCCGAGGTCGTCGGATAGGTCGCGATCTCATCGGATACCGCGGGAGTGCTGACGGTCACCGCACTGAATCCCTGGGTGCGCACCACCACATTGGTGCCGCGGTCGGAGCGGCCGAACCAGATGAGGCCATCCTGACCTTCCGTGGACAGTCGGGCGACGGAATTGAGCGCCTTGGTGCCCACCTGGAGCAAGGTCCCGACCAGGCGCTGAAAGGTGAAATATTGCCCGCCGCCGTTGTACCAGATCTCGGTCGTGCGCTCACCGATCAGCCAGAGCTCCTCCTTGTTCTCACGCACGGCCATGAGATTGTCGGAGGCCGCATCCTTCAGGTTGAACAGGGATGCATTGAAGCTCGTCGAGTAAGGCGCTGCATTGGTGTAAAACTTAGGCGTCCCGGGCTGTTGGAATATCCACCACCCATCGATATACGCCACCGTGTTAGATCCCAACCACGCAGGGTCAGATCCAGTCGTCAGCGTCCGACTGGAAACGTTGTAGAGGTAGTAATTGACTCCATCCACGAGCACCGCATACCCGCCTATGCCGTTGTCGCGGATATTGACCACCCCGGTGTTACTACTCAGAGTCCCCACCTGAGTCATCGTCAGGACCGGTGGAACGGTCGAACTGCCCTGACTGACGATATTGAGCAGGTAGCAGACGCTGGAGATGACTACGAGCGCCTGCGTGCTCCCGGGTAATGTCCACGCGCCTCTGACGGGTAGGTTAGGTCCCGAATAAGGCTGTGGCCATGCCGTCAGGGACGTGGAGAAGCCCGGCGCCCCGCCGCCAGCAGCCGCCACGAGTTGGATCAGTCCGGGCGCACCCAGCAATGCTACCGCAGTCTTGGAAGCTTTTGAGGGCGAGACTTCAGGATAGAAATTTATGCAGGCCTGTCTATCTTGGAACGGATTTGCAGTTGTATTGTCCCCTCCGACAAACGAAAAGTCGCCAAATACTTCAAGTGCCATTTCTGCGTTTCCGCGGTCCGGTCCTGCCGCACCTACCTCTAGCCACCTTGTCCTTCATGTTGTCGAATATGTCTCCTAGATAGAGATGTTTCGGATTGCAGCAGCGCGGGTTATCGCAGCGATGCAATACGAATCCCTTCTCATAGTTACTCCTAGGAGCCGAGAGTTCGAAGGTTGGATGTGAGAGCGAATAAACGACTCTATGAGCTTTGTAGTACCGGCCTTCTATTCTGAATACGCCATAGCCGCCATTGCTCAATGCAGCCATCCAAGGCCAGCATTCATCCGCTCCGCGCTTCTCAATGTTCTTCCATACGTCCTGCGGACGATTCTTTGGAAGGCCGCATTTGGAATGGTCTCGTGGCTTAGTCCACACAGACTCCATAGCTTTGCGCCATTTGATCGTTACTTTTCCCATAACATCACCTCGATATTGAGGTGATATTTTAGCGTAAACACATGCGTGAAACCAGTTGATGTAGACATCCACTGCCATCTCAGAATCCCCGGAAGATGAAGCCCTTGTCGTGGCGGCGCTTCGTGAGGATCGTCTCATAGGTCATCTTCGGAACCGGCTGCGCATTCAAGGATTTCACAGCGTTGGCGGCCTCCGCCGCCAGTTTCGCCATGTGCAGCGGGAAGGGTTTCATTCCCCAATACTCTGGCCACAATTCCCGAGCGAGCAGCCACTTGAGCGCACGCTTGTACCCCTGCGGCAGAATCAGCGTGGCATTGAGGGCCGGATTGGCCAGGATCGTATCGCAGAAGAGATGCAACTCGGCGTTGTTACCCGGCACCTGATAGACATTCAACAGCCCGTAGGGATATTGGTTGTTGTACCAGGCGAGTGTCGGCCATGGCCCGGGCTGATACTTATAGAGTATCGAGTTGTACTCACTCTCTGTCGTGTAGACATCGAGCGGAAAGTCGAGCTGGCTGAACCGCGTGTAGCCGTGCGTGATGCGTAAGGGTCGGGGAATCGCGAAGTCACCCGGAATGCTGTACGTGATCTGATCGAGGCCGACCGATGAGCTTTTTGCCACGGAGCTCATCGTCACGGTGTTGGTGCCGATGGCGGTTACGGTAGCGCCGGTCGGGACGACCGTGCCGCTATAGGTATCCGATAGCGTGGCGCCGACCACAAGATCCGAGGGGATCTGGGTCACACCAGTGATCACCGCAGAACTTGCGGTCACTGTACCGGTGAAGGGAGGTTCGCCGATGTCAGTACAGAGGGGATTGCCGAGCTTGTATTGGATCTGTCCCGAGATCCACTGCAGGATGAATTCCTGCGAGCCGTAGATGAACTGCTTCTGGGTCGAGAGTGAGTCGAGCAGTCCCCACAGCGCATCGAGACAGTCCTGCTCATCGGCTTGCGCGATCTGCTCGCCGCTCTGATAGCTGTTGATGGCTCTCAGGCTCGACTTGATGAGATCGAGGGTCGTACTCATGCGTAGGAGACCCCCACGGCATACTGGCCGAGAGTCAGCGCGATGGAAGAATTAGCGACCACCTGGGAACTCGAGGCGGGTGACTGAGCCTGTACGATGCCTGCCTTACCGCCTGACACCCATTTGGCGGTGATCGGCCATGTCCCGAAGTAGCCCAGCGTGGCAAGGTTGATGACGCCGGCTGATTCTAGAGTAGCTTCCGCTTCCTGAAGGTTGAGCCCCACGAGGTTGGGCATTGTCGGCATGTCACAGCGGGACCCGATCTAGAGCCACGTATAAAGCGGTAGGGGTACCGCCCGACACACTCACCGTGTAGGTGCCCGGCGGCAGATAGAGCGGAGTGACGAACGCATTGGCGGTCACCGTCGTGCTACTTCCAACGGCCTGCTGAGTAGTGCCATCAGGCCCGGTCACATTGAGCGTTGCTGTCGCCGCATTCCACGCGGAGGCAATAGCCGAAAATGCCGCAATGCCGCCTTGCCAGAAGACGCCGTTGCCTGCTGGCGCGGCGCCCGGGACCACCAAGGGGACATGCGATCCGCTCACGAAAGGCTCGACGGGAGCGAGGTGATGCCCGCGGAGCTATTTTCCGGCCGAGTGATCTCCATGAGGATGGGCACGGTCGCGCCCGTCACTCCGGTTCCGTCTGTGCTCCATCGCAATGTCACGACACCGGCGGCGGAGACATAGGCATTGTCGAGGATGATGTGAGACGGCGGCGCCTGGAGATTCCACGAGATCATGTCCCCGGGCAGAACACCGGGGACCGATAGCGTGTTGTCGCTTGATGCATTCGCCGAGAGCGTCGGGAAGGTGACCGACCCTTGATAGGTCATCTGCCCAAACAGCTCGTTTCCCAACTGATTCCGAGTACCACCTGGCATGGCTTAGTAATCCATCTGCACGCCGGTAGCGGGCGGAGACCAATTGCTCTGGCGGCGCGCCACAAACACGAGATAGGACTCGCCGGCAGTCGGCGTGATGGAGCCCGCGGTGTTGTTGCTGAAGGTGATAGCGAGGGTGTCGTTAGCCGAAACACGCGCGCCCACGATACCGAGCCCTGCCTGTGCGGTAGGCTTGTTCACCCAGACGAAGTCCTGCGGCTCGATGGAGGGGAAACCTCCGGTGGAAATGCCGATACCCGTCGCAGCGAACGCCTGCTCAGTGGTCGTGTTAGCGACCACAGCAGAGGGGCTGAGCGTAATCTGGAACATCCCGACTTTCTGGATATTCCCGATGGATGACTGCGGAAAATCCGGTAGATCGGATGCGGGTCCCGGATTCGATCCAATGATGTTGGTCGTCGTCATGCTGACCTCTTAGCCCGACAGCCGGGTGCCCATGGAGCGGTAGATGGATCCGTAGCCATAGGCCACGTCGATACGGGTCGGCTCCGCATCGTTGTTGATGGTGTAATCCGTGATGATGCGCAGGGAGATGCCGAGATCCTCATCCGTTGAGCGGTAGGACTCCTCCACGCTGCGCGGGAGGGGCAGGTCCACCATCACCATGCCCATGAAATCCCGGTGGAAGTACAGGTTCTCGGTGGACAGCAAACCCGAGGCGAAGCCGTTGTTGATCGTCACGGCCGGCGTGCCGGTGAATGCGCTCGAGGCGAACGTATTCTGGAACTGACCTCCGGTGATGGCCGGATCGCCGACTGTCACGGCGAGCGTGCCGGAGCCGGAGCTCGTGTACTGGCCCGTCGCCGCGTTGAAGGTGCCCGCCGCGAGAGTCGCGGTGTTGAACTGCAGGCCTGGAGGTTGCGGGCCCACCATCGGGGCATAGCCTGCCGGAGGCAGTACGACAAACTGCTTGAGTCCGCCTGGGGCCGGACTGGTATACCGCACGCGTGACTGAGGATTGACCGGGAACAGGCCGGCCACCTGGATGGTGTCACCCACGAAGCACTGCGCGGCCGTATTGGTGAGACCAGACAGATTGAACACACCACTCTGTGCCCAGCCGGAAGTCATGATCGCCGAGCCGCCCGCAGCGGTGGTCACACCTGCCAGGACCGGAGAGCCGGTAAGCGTGCCCAGCGAGTAGGAGGTGATGTTCGGGTCTTCGAACCAGTCCGCGCCCGCGGTGGACTTGGCCACCATACCGGTCTCGTACGTCTTGCTGATGTCACGCTGCGGATTGAGCAAGCCCTTCAGAGAGTCGGCCATGCTCGACTGCGCAAACGGGTGCAGCATGGCCACGGGCTCGATGTCATCGAAGGCCATGCCTTCGGATACCAGCATCGCGCGCGAATCGCTGAAATTCAGATAGCTGGTCGGGCGCTGCGCGGGGGTGCCCAGGCGCTGCGCGGTGTTCTGATAGGCGAAGAAGGAGCCATCCGAATCCAGCCGGTTGGCAATCGCCACGCAGCAAGGCTTGACGTAGCGCTGGCTGAAGTCATCCGCCGACAGCTCGAGAGCGATCGTCGGAAACTGGAGATCCGTGTGGAACTGGTAGTTGATCGAGATCGGCAGGAAGTTTTCCGTGGCCGGCTCGACGTTGAGCGCCGCACCGAAGGTGCCGATAACGCGGATGGGCAACCGCAGGTTCGCCGTTCCGCCGATCTTCCGGCCTTCGATGCCGAAACGCTTGTCGTACTGGCGGTTGATCTTGTCCACCAGACGGCACTTGTTGGCCAGAATGGGGAGGGCCTTGGGCGTGATATCGACCAAGGTCAACAACTGATTGGGCAACGGACTCTCCTAACGCGCGGTAATCACCGCAGATGGACACCTTCGATGTCCGCGCGCCAGATCAGTGCCGTTTGCGTGCGTAGAGATTCACTCCCTCGCGCTTGCCGAAGTTCTGCACGTGCTCTTTTTGAGTCCGTGGAGCGCTTTCGGTGCCCGATCCGGTTCCGGTGGGCAACGGCGTAATGACAGGTGCGGGACGTTTGCTCGGCGCAGTGGCCGTGGTGCTCGGCTTGGCTTCAGACAGTTCCGTCTTCGACTCGCCGTTGTCTTTCGCGCTCGGCTGGGTGCCGTCAGGAGCAGATTTCCCAGCCTTGGCGGTTGGGAATGGCTGAAGCTTACTCTCAATTTTCTCAAATTCAACTCCCAACCGCGCAACATCCCGATAACTACGGGCTGGAAGCTTTGCTAGCCGCTCCAGATCCTCAGGATTCTTGGCAAAGTGATAGGCCAACTCACCAAACAACTCCGACTCCTGCATGTAGCTTGCGATATGCGGCGGGACATTCATGTCGGCGTCCCTCAGAACCTTGTCAAAGTCCTCCACCACCTCGCGGGCGTGCGCGATGCGTTCATTAGCGGCTTTCGCCACCGCTTCCTGGCGAGCCTTTTCCTGCTGCGCGCGTTCTGCGGCGGTCTTCTTCTCGCTTTCGAACTTGTCCTTCTGAACTCCGTAAGCTTGCAACGCTTCCTCGTACGCTTCCTGAGTCTCGAAGCTCTCGCGCTTCGGGCGCACTGGCTCTTTGGCCTTCTCGGCGGCTTGTTTCAACTCATCCAGCTCCCGCTGCAATGTCGCTACGCGTTCTTCGGCCGCGCGACGGTTCGTGGTTTCGGTCTCGGCGCGCTCTTCGGCCTCTTTCAGCTTCGCGTGCTTGCGGCCGATGGCCCGTTGGTGCTTCGCGGTTAGTTCCGCGCGGTCCGCGGCGGTCAGGCCGTTCTCGTCCTCGGCGGTGTCGTCGGGCTTTTCAGCATCTTTTGTGGTGGCTTCCGCTGTCGTCGGTGCCTTGGCCGGGTCGGCCGGAGCGGCGATCTCAATTCCGGCATCTTCAAACTGAGCAGCGACTCCCGCAGCTCCCCCTTGGGTGATTTTCATTGTGCACTCTCTGCTGTGTGAGCTTGTTCGATCATTCGCTCGGCTTCATTCTGGTGATACTTGGCCTCTACATGCGTGTTGAGGAGGCTTGCTCCAGCCTTGATTTCTTCAACCGCCAGCGCCGTGCGCGCTCTGACCTCGGTGTCGATACGCTTGGTCTCTGCGGAGACTGCCACATCGTGTGATTTGACCTGCGCGTCCAACTGCTTGCCGGCAAGGTGGTATTTGTTCTCGAGCTGCGCTTGTTGAAGCGCCTGCTGGGCCTGCTGGAGCTGACTCGCCAGCGCCCGAATGAAGCTCTTGGCCCGCTCCGGCAATTGCTGCATGACGGACTCCATCCCCTGCGGCGTGAGCGCCTGTAGCCTGTCGGCGAGCTCTTGCATGTAGGGATGGTCGATCGAGCGGAACACGAGGTCGGCTCCGTGTTGGGCGATCAGTTGGGCGAGCGGCGGGCTCTGGAGAAGCTGTAGCAGCGCATCAGCGCCCTCCTCCCGGCGGGTTTCATAGCCTGGCCCTGTGTCCATGGTCACATCGAAGTCGCCAACCGAGAGGTCATTCAGGATGCGCGTCACGCCATCCTCCTCAATCGGTTGATTGACGTTGACCATCTTCGGTGTACCGTCCTCACCGATGGCACGACGGGCTTGCTGATCGGTATAAGAGGCCCGGATGTACTCGAGCAGGATCCGCCAGGTCTGCTGGATCGAAAGCGTCAGGTTGTCGTAATACTGGAAGTGCGACTGATCAGAGAGCTTGTCGCGGCGCTGGATGGCCCGACCCGATACAACGGTGCCCTCGGTGTCCGCGCCCGGCTCCATCGGCATGCCGGCCACGGCAAGCAGATTGGTCCGCATGGCCTGGGTGAGCTCGCTGAAGCCTGCTTCGATCTGTGGGGGCGGCGTCCGCTGCGGCGGCGGCAGAAGCGTCTCGCCCTGCTCTGTCGTAACGGTGACGGGCTCGTAAATGAGTACCGCGTGCGGCTCGCGGTTCGAGGTCTCCCAT